TTTTTGTTTTATAAATTGATGTCGCCATGATATATCAAGTTTACCACAAAAACAACAAAGCCCACCTCGTTATGAGATGGGCTAAGTCGTATTATTAAGTTGTTATTATGAAGCGTCGCCCCATGTGCGATCTACGATCTTACCGTATGATCCACCATCTTCTGGAAGAAGACGGAATGAAACCTCAAACATTGAAGCTTCTTCACGCTTAGCAGACACTGTTACATTTTCAATTGAAAGTGCACGGTATCCAACATAAACACGCTCTACATATGCAGAGTCTACGCAGTCACCAGTTCCTGGTCCAACTGCAACGATTCCTCGCTCAACTGGGCATTCACCGATATCTCCTGCTGACAAGTCCATTGTCTTGTCTCCGTTAAGTGCTGTGGTAAGCTTTGAATCACCATATGCTAGAGCCAATAGAAGGTTCTCTAGTGTAGCCTCAGCAAATGCTGTTGCAAGATTAACTTGCATTCCTTGCTTGTAAAGCTTAGCAACGTCAAGAATTTGGTCAACCTGTACTTCACCGAAGTCAGGTTGGAACTGCAATTCAAGACCGTTCATAGTGTAACCTACGTTTGTAAATTCTGAATCATCTGCAAGAGTTTCTCTGTATGATTCAGCGTTAACAAATGCTGGAAGAGCGTTAGCTCCTGTAGGTGCCAATGTAGTGTCTGCAATAAATAATGCTGCTGCACCAACGATAATGTTGGTAGACGTTCCACGACTATATGCCATTTATTTCACCTCTTTCTGTAAGAATAGATATTAAGTTGTACGGCGTTGTGTTTCCTCAACTCAATTATAACAGTGTTTTATAGGACTATTTTTGTGGCTAGTTTAGGCTCTGGAGCCCAGGTACTGCCTGTTAGGTCTGGCATCTGATGGTAGTCAAAGTCAATAATTATCTTGTTACCGCCGTAGGTACGGGCTGTGCCAAAGTCTATAATATCTCTGGTCTCCTCAAGCTGGTATACCTTGAAGTTGTGAAAGTAAAACTGATTTTCTAGATCTACAAATCCTGTTGGGTTTTCTACTGTTACTGGCACAGTTACTCTTATAACCCTGTTAGAACACCAGTTATTAATCTCTTCTGCTGTTTCATCAAATCTGTCCATAAGTCTAAGAACAGATTCCTGTATTGTAATCATTTTTTCTACTGGGTTTTCGCCTGTTGCATAAAAATAATAAAGCAACTGCTCACATTTAATATGTGGAAAACCTTTTCTATTCATCTTAATAAGTCTATCCCATGTAGCAGCAACACCTTGTGTACTTCTACCAAAATAATCAGTTAAGTCGTCTATAGTAGATGGGGTTGATGGAAAAAATGGAAATGTAGCATTTTCTTCTCCACTATCATTTTGAAATATTCCAGATATCTGTTCCTGAAGATATTTATTAATCCATAATACTGGAGTATTAAGAACCCCAGCTGATCCTATCCAAAGCTCTGCATATGCCATTATCTAATCCCCGCATTCGCTATCCATCTATAGCCTACTTGGTATCCCTTGATCTTGCCAGATGATTTGCCTGATGCAAGATTCTTTCTGTAAACATCTGCATTATTAAAGTATTGGTAAATACCGCTTGACTTTAAGAATGCCTGAGTAAAATATCTAGTAAAAAATGTGTCAACCACCTTTTGGAAAGAGCCAGTTGTTGCTGTTCCTCCAGGTGACTGTACTACAACCTCGCCTTTAGTAAAGACTGTTTCTCCACCATCTTCAAAAACCAAAACGTCTGATCTTTCTGGTCTAATGGTTACTGGAGTGCCTTCTTCCATTATTTTTGCCTTGTTATAAAAAGGTACTGATGAGCCATCCTTAATTGATGTTGATTGCTTAAATGTTGACACAAACGAAAGGCCAAGGTTGCTTATTGTATAGTTTATATTGTATAGACGTGCATCAGGACTTCCCACTTTAGACCATTCGTATATATGGTGTAGTGCTTCTGGATTTACCCTGGCATTTGAGTCTATATATTGCTCTAATAGTTCTTTTGTCATTACTCCAACATTATTTAAAAACTTTACTTTTCCTGCTTGTACGCCTTCTAAAAATCCAATTGAGTAGTTCATGATATTCTTCATGTCTTTTTTAAAAGCAGCGTCATTCATTATAACTTTCATTATAGGTCACTTGCCTGATTCTCTGATCTTCTTAAGACTACCTTGTAATACTCTACACTGCCAAACGGACCAACTATAGCTTCAGTTGATGCTATTTCATATATAGTTGAGCGTCCGTTTCTTGGACCAGAGGTTTCTAGGTATACGTCTTCTTGCTGTGGTGTTCTTATGTTTGTTACGACTACGTTAGTTACTGAGTTTCTGTTGTTTGCTGATGAGACTCTAAGGTCTGTCTTAGTTCTTCCTAATAAGATATTTTCTTTAGTTATATTAACATTTGGCTTAACATCTTCAGTTGCTGACTGACCAGTAGGTGCAAAGTTGCAGGCAATTGATCTGTCAAGAATCCACTGCTTCTTTACGTTACCGTATGCTCCTTGGTCTACTATTGGATAGTAGACATCTGCAAGCATTGGGTATAAAAAGTCTGTTGGCTCGCATTGCATTAAAGAATACCTATTCTTGTTATACTCTGCTTATACTTATCAAGAATCTTATCAACAAGCATATTCCCAGTGCCGTCCAGTACTGTCTTGTCAAACTGAACTCTAAACTGCTCTGTATTGTATGATGTCACATATCTCTTGTAATAGTCTATTTTTCCACACTTGATGTCTTCAATAAGCATTGATGCTGCTTCATATATATCATGAGGAACAACCTTGTATCCCATTTCAAGTAAGAACAGGTAATCCCATCCTTCTGGAAAATGTGATCCAGTTGAGAATGTGTATGCATTTTCACTATAATCTGTATCATAAACATTAAATGAATCTGATGAAGCAGTACTAATAGTTGAGCTCTTTTGCTCAGATCTATTGCCAATCATTCCTGCTTCTTCTGTATTTTTAATTATGGCAGTTTTATCTTTTGTTAATTCGTATACCCATTCACCAAGAACAGGAGATTCTAAACTTGCATCATAAACTAGCAATGAGTTTTCGTATGCCTTTAAGATCTTGTAAGTTCTGTCCCAAATAGGAAGGTAGTCCGTTCCTTGTCCAGTCTTATCAAGCCACTCAACCTTGTAGTAAAATCCACCAGTAATTGAGTCAATTATGGCTCTTGCAATTCTTTCATACTGTGCATACTCTGCAATCTCAGACGCTGTTGTTGCTAGTCTAGCAGGGTTTACATATGGTCTTTTTATTTCTAAGTTATCTTCAACAACAATTAAGTCTTGATCTACAGATTCCTGGTAAACAACCAGATAGTAGCTATCGTCATACTTAGTAAAATCCCCAGAAACTTCTATAGCAATCTTTGCGTCTGCAGAAGACTCTACTTCATACTCTGCAAGTATATCGTTTCTGTCTTTGTCCTTGATATGAACTATATGATCCGTGTCTGGCTCTGCAACGGTATACGTTACAAGAATAGGATATGGTGGTAATCTTAAAGCTTCCATGGGTTACTTACCGTATGCTCTCTTCACTTCTTCTGGAGAAGCTGTGCGTACAGACTTGTTTGTTATCCATTTATCAGCATCCTCCTTAGTGACTATGTTATACCCCTTGGTTAACTCACCAACACCATTCCAGTAAAGATTGCGAACTGAATAAACTGCTACCTTCTCTTTTGGCTCTTGCTTTTTAACCACTAGCTCTGATGACTCTTTAGGCACAAAGCTAAAAATTACCTCTAAAATATCATTTTTTGTACTTACCCCAAATAGGTCAATGTTATTTTTTTTTGCGTATGACTTTAGTTCAAAGACAGTCTTACTTTTTAATTCATCTATTAATGACATTGTATCCTCCACTGCTATTATATCAGAATATGACTAAGGGAGACAGTTTTTACGCTGTCTCCCTCGTCAAGTTAATTTGAGATTATGACTCTACTGCAGCATCTGCGTAAGCAACTGCATCAAGCTCTTCCCATTGTAGACCAAAGCGGACGAATACTGTGTACTCAATTGTGTCCTTCTTTGGCTGGTATGTGCGGTTTACAGTGATATCTCTCTGGAATCCCCATACACGGTTTGAAGGGAATGTAAGATCTACATAGCCTGCTGGGTAGTATGGAACTTCCTGAACGTCAACACCAAGAACACGTGTTGTACGTGCTCCACCAAATGTCTGTGCTCCACCATCTAGGTAAGCCTGACGATTAGCCTGTGTTGATCCTGCGATCTGTCCTGCAAATGCTTCTGCAACTGCATCAGCAAGTGTACCGTTATTCTTAACGATTCCCTGGAATGCATCTGTACCTGCGTAGAACTTTAGATTGTTCTTGATAGCACGGTACTTGCGTGGCATTGCTAGGATGATATCCTGCATAACTTCTGGTGTCCATGCGTTATCTGTTACAGTAACGATTGACTCATGTGCTCCACCATCTGTCTTAACACGGTTTACGAAACCTTCCATGATTGAAAGGAAGTCACCTGTTGAACCATCACCATTAATGGCAAGGTCTTCAATATCATTTGCGAATGCATTGGTCATCAAGCGAACTAGATGATCCTCAAGTGCTGCGCCTTCAATATTGTCTTCTAGTGCTTCTGTTGAAACTTCCCAGTCAAGACGAATCTTCTTGGTTGTAAGTTCTACCTTAGAGAATGTTGCACCTGCATTTGTAAATGTAGGCTGTGCCTGTGCTGCTGCACGAATGACACGCTCTCCAACGTTGACCTTCTCAAGTTCCATTGTGTTAGCACGCATTGTAACTCTACGACCATCCTTGGCTAGTACAGTTGCATCCCATACATAATCAATGAAGCGACGAGCCTGCTCTGGTGCAAGGATACCACCTGGTGTACCAGTTGGGTTTACTGCGTTTGCGCCTGTTGTTAGTCCGTAGTTTGCTGTAGCAATATTACCAAGCGAAGCTGCTGGACTTAGATTTCCGTCAGGTCCTTGTGCTACTGCACCACCAATTCCACCTGATACGGCAACGCCATCACCTGTGGGATGATTAAAAGACTTTTGAAGATCTGTGTTTGTTGTTTCTGACATATTGTTCACCTCCTAGTGATTTTGTTTTAGTTAAATAGGTCGGAATTTGTGAGGAAACGTCCGCCCCATAGGGATTTTTCAACCGTTTCAGGCTGATTCTGTACTATCTCGCCGAGATCGCCAGACTTTCGGAAAGCAGTGTCTTGCTCTACAAGTTCCACACGCTTACCAAATTCATTGAATGTATTTGTTGCTGCTGCAATATCTTTTGCAACTGCTTCAAATGATTGTTTTGCTGTTTCAACATCTACCTTTGAAGACTTAAGCATTTCTACTTCTGCCTGCAAAGACTTTACTGTTGAAACTAGATCGCTAAAGGCTGATTCTAGAGTATTCTTGATTTCTTCAACTGAGTCAACAATTGTTTCATCTGATTTAGATACCTCTGTGGTTTCTTCAACTACATCAACTGCAGGAGTCTCTTCAGACTTTGCAACTTCTTCAGATGCTACGGCTTCATCAGCCTTTGCAACTTCTTCTGTAGGTGCCTCAACTACGGCATCAACCTCTGGAGCGACCTCTGACTTTTCTACTTCTACTGGTGCTTCTGTTTCAATAACTTCTGCAACTGTTTCTGTGTTTGCTGTCATAGGTTGTACCTCCTTGTTAATCTTAG